CGGCGGAGCAACCTGGGAGGACCGAAGGTCCTCTGAGGAGGACCTTCGGTCCTCTGAGGAGGGGCAACCGGGCGGCCGCCGCCGACGTGGCGTACGTCCGTTTGAGCACCACGGGACACCTGTGGGTGAAGGTCCTGAATGCCGGCGCACCCAGCACGATTGAACACGTGACCCGGCAGTTGGCCGGCCCGCTTGGGCAATTCGTGGACGCGGTGAATGCCTTTTTACGCCCGATTGGCTACACCGTGCCCGAGTTTGTGTCGCTCAGTGCACCCCAGGTGCGGATAGTTCAAATCAAGTATGTATGTGAATTACCGGCGAGCCAGGTGGGCCCGTTTCGTCAACTGGCGACCTCCGTGCCTTGTCTGCGTACGGTGATGGATGTAGATACGGACAATGTGACAAACAAGGAGGGAATTCGTATGCGGTGGAAGCGGGTCGGGGCGTACCGCGAGAAAGACGCCTATACGGCAGCGTTGGTGGAAGAATTTGCCGCCGCCGCGCCGTTGGCAAACAAAACGGACGTATTGAAATCTCGGCTGTTGCGGCGGTTCCCTCTACTTGACGCTCAAACGGCAGCAGAACAGGTCAACCAATTTTTGAAAGACCAGGAGACTTACCAGTTGATAGGACAAGGACAAGGACCCAAACATGTGTCGGCGCCAGGATTTGCCGTGTCGATGCAACGGGAAAACCGGAAAATTCGCGTGGAAGTGGAGGATCTGACGGAGATTGCGTATATTCATACGGTGTCGATGCTGATACGCGGTATTTGGCTCATGGCTACTCAACCCGAGACAGCAACCTCCCTGGGTCTTGCGTGTCCAGACGCCCCGTCGCGACCTCAACGACCGCCCCCCCCTTCTTCTGAATTACCCGTTCCGGCTCCTCCCACGGCGCTCGCCCCTGCACAAGTAGGCGAAGCAACGGTAGCTGCCCCGATAGCGCAGCATACACGAGGCATGGCCCAGTCGTTTAATTTTGGTGATTATGAAGGATTGGACGCCTTGGATGACGATGATGAGGAGGACGACGAAGACGAGGATGATGAAGACGAAGATGAGGAAGATGAAGAGGAGGAACCGATGCAGCACGGAGGAGATGAGTCTAACGCGTTAGATCACGAAGCCTTGCCCAAAGACTATTTTCTGAACCGACTCGTCGAGCGCGACCCCCCCTTGTTTATCACTAAACGTGAGGGTACCTACGAATCGTATTCGCGCCTCTGTGCCGCCAATATTCGGCGCCAACCGGTCATCTTGAGTCAGGAAGAGAAGGACCGCATTGATCGCGACCACCCGGGTTCCTACCACCACGCCATCTTGTACGGAAGCGACCCACAGCGTCCGAATTGGTATGTATGTCCACGGTACTGGTCGATTCACGAGGAAACGACATTGACGGAAGCCGAAGCCAAGTCGGGAAAATATGGAAAGATTATGCCGAGAAACCCGAAACCGGGGGAAAGCTACGGGGTCTACGAGTTTGACAGCGGCCCGAACGAAAAACAGCACCGCAATCTGGGCAGCGATGCGTATGTGGAAAACATCCCGGGGTTTTTGGCGTCAAATAAACATCCTCGGGGATTCTGTGCACCGTGTTGTTTCAAATCGGCGTGGGAAAAGGGACAGCAAAAGGCACGTCGGGATCAGTGTGCGATCGCCCCGGCCGCCTCCGCCGAAACCACCGGATTAGCGGCAGCGGAAGCGGCAGCGGAAGCGGCAGCGGAGGTGGCAGCGTCTGACTCTGTGCCGGCCGCCGCGGAAGAACCCACCCGCGCAGCAGCAGCAGCCCCTTCGCTGGCCTCAATCGAGGTTGCTTTGCGGGCTACCAAGTACCAAAATTATGTATTGGATCTGCACAAGTACCCGCTTCCGGTTCACCGGTTCGGCGTCCCTCCCTTGGCCGTGCAACGGTTCCTCGGGTTTGATGTGAATCGCACTCTATCTAAAAACCATGCCACGGTGTTGCCCAGTGTGTCCACATTGTTACGTTACGGGGTAGAATTGGACGCGGCGGAGAAACAGTCGTTCATGGGAGTGATATGCGAATTGTACCATCATAAACGCGGCCAAGGCCAAGGCCAAGGCCAGGCCATTTCTGTGGCAAAGATGCGGGCCCTGCTCACGGACGGTAAAACGATCACGCTCGACCGGTTCGTGCAATACCACCATGGCGCCTTGGTGGCGACGTTTCGCCCCCCGGCAGGATCGCGCATGCTCGAAACGACCGACGTGGCCACCACGTACGCCGATTCGCGGTTGTACCAGAGCATCGACCCCACCGACGAATCTCAGATGGATTTTTTGGAGGAGACGATTGCGTCCTACGAGCAATTCATGCGTTTCTTGGCGGACCCGACGGTCATCATCGATCATACCTACTTGTGGGACATGGTCACGGAAGACAACCCGGCCCTGATGTCCGGCGGGTTCAACCTCTTTTTACTGGACGTCCCCGACAACGACGACACCGACAACCTTGAACTGGTGTGTCCGACCAATGCGACGTCGCCGCGGTTCGACCCGGCGCGCGAAACCGTGGTGGTGTTGCGGCGTTACGGTATCTACGAAATGCTGTATATGTACGAAACCGGGGCAAAAACGCGTATTACCCGCACGTTTTTGTTGAGCAGCGGCAGCAGCAACCCGGCACTACATGCGATGCAGCAGGTGCTTCGTCTGCTGGAACGCACGGCGAGCAGCCAATGCGTGGCCCGTCCGTCGCTGAGACCCACCGTCTACACGTTTTTGCCCAACATTGACGCCGAGGAATGCAAACGGTACCTGACCGAGGCCCGGTATCGGATCCTGCACCTGGTGCGCAACTACCAAGGCAAAGTTGTGGGTATCGTGGCGACCCCTCAAAGTAAGCCCGAACAACATATTTTCATACCCACCGCACCCTCGGTGTGGAATACCCCCCCCGTCAAGAGAAGTGGTAGGGCTCGGACAAAGCCGATAGAAGAGGTGCCGGCCGTATTTTTCGACGATGCGGAGGCACCCTTGTGGAACGATTACCGCGCGACCGTAGCGCTTCTGAAACGGGTGCACAACGATTCCGGCAAACAGATTCCGTGCCTGCCCCGGTTCAAGGTGATGGAAGACGGCCTGGTGGTCGGGGTGCTGACTGCCACCAACCAAATGGTTCGTATAGATCCCCCCGAAGCGGTCGACGACGAGACCACCGACGACCCAGACGACCCCACTTACCTACCTATCTTTCCTTTGGGGTTAGGCGCAGCCTCAACCGAGGTTGCTTCGCCGACTCACCCGAAAGGGTTTAGCGCAGCTCACCCGAAAGGGTTTAGACGCGGCGATCAGGAGACGGCGGAGAAGGACGCTACCACCGTGTCCACTGGCAACAAGGACCGCGTCCGGGCGGTACGTCGCATTGCCCTCGAAACCCAGTTCTACCAACAATTCCGTATGGTGGTCAAACAGCGTCTGCAAGACCTTCGGTATCGGGCACAACGCCAATCCGTATTGAATGTGATCCAGCGACATGGTGCTTCCGTTCCTTTCGCCGATCCAACGACCTCGCGGGCCCTCTGGACGGCACGGTTGGCCGAGCTGCGGGCGCTGATCACCGAACTGGTGCGTGGGTACGTTGATTTCCAAGAAGTGGCGGAAGATGTGGTGTTGCAATACGGACGTATTACCGGATGCACAGTGCAGCAAACCCCACAGCAGCCTTATTGTCTCATTACGGTGGGAGCAACCTCGGAGAAGGTCTGTACGTTGATCATTCCCCGCCGAAACCTGGTGACGGGGGTCGACAACCGCGCATTGTATTTGACCCGTCTCAGCGACGAACTGCTCCGCTACCGCCGAATCCGCCTGTTTTTGCTGGAACCGACGTACTACCTGAATGTGGCCCCGACCACCTACGAAGTGGCTCCGGACGAGATGCTGGTCCTTGAATCGGCGCTGACCTCGGACTACTTGCGGGGTCTTCGTCCGTTTCAAACCTCGAAATACGTGGAACGCATCACGTACGACGTGGCACATCCCGCTCCGACTACAGCGCAGCAATTGCCCTCTTCAGGGGCTACGGTCTCGGCGGATTTGATATATGATACGACGTTGTCCATCGATAAACAGCGGGCGATTGTCGGGACAACGGCTGTTGGTGAAGCGGGCGCACAGGGCGAGCAAACGGATTCCGTTCAGGTCGAACAATGCGTGGTCGACGTGCATCCCGTGGTAGGCGGCACGCACGGAATCTGGAAACAGACGTTTCCGACGTCGGCCCGGGAAGCCGACTTCTCGACGGGATCCGACTGTTTTCTGGCTCCCCTCCTCTACTTGCTCCAAAAGATCCCGACTCGAAACAACAGGGCTACTGAAATACGTCATATTTTGGCCAACGCATATCAAGCGTGGGTCCAGGTGAACCCCACCTACGACGACAAGATGCGACGGATCCTCGTCGCCCAGGGCAAGTCGCAGTTGTCGTCAAGGAAACCATCGTGGTCTGACCTGGTGACCGACCCGCAGTACTACCTGACGGATCTGGACTGGTGGGTCCTCTGTGACCACCTGGCGTTGCCCGTGGTGCTGTTCTCGTCGACCAAACTCAAACACATGGTCGACATCAAATGGTTGTATTTAGCCTCGGATCGAAGCAAAAGCAACCGACAACCTGGCACGGCGCCAGCACCGGTCCAGATGACGACTCCGCTCTACTTTGTGCGTTCACCGCCCAATGTGCCGAAAGACACGCCGCCCAACTACAGCGTGTTGACCGAACCGTACGCGTACCAGCATTTGAAAGAATCGGGCGCACAAATTGCCGCCGCCTTCACCGCCGACGTCGACGCACCGTTGCATGTCCACGTTCAGAGCCTGGGCGATTTCCTCCGCGGTTTCACGGTGATTCCGCGACGACGGTGATTGTATGTATACGCATGCATATATACAACAATTATACAGCATACAGCTGTGTGTAAATATAGAGTATCACCGCCAAGACAATCGGCACGCTGATATAACACCAAAGAGAAGTGTATGTGAAAAATTCACCGGACCGGTACGCCATGAACGCCCCCAACAGAGCACTCAGTACTAACAAACCAGATACTGCGCGGAATTGCGTGGAAATCAAGGCCGGGACAAACCATACCATCAAATACATCAGCATGTTGGCATTCAGGTCCATGAAGTTCGCCGACGTCCATTCCCAGTACAAATGCGTCAATTTCCGTTTGGTACATACCCGGTCCGACGCATAGACGCTGTTCCGTTGGGTCTGGGGGGGTCCAAACATGGACCCGGTCGAACTCTTTGTATATAATGCCCGCGCGGCCGCGTTCACGGCAATCCAGCCCGCGCACAGCCATTGCGCACATAGAAAGAGCGCAGATTCACCGGGCACGATGCTGTTGGCATAGAAATACGTGTTCCACATGAGGGGTTGTACCAACACCAATACGTAGGCCAGTTCTGTTGATGCGATATTTATGAGGTTGGAACATCGGTTCACCACGTAGTACTGTACGCCTTGGAGTAGTTCCATGAGGGCGTAGAACCCCAAGATATACTGGATACCAGTCACGCGCAAGATGGGCACATACCATTGAATGTATAGGAACGTTACCAGACCCACTGCGCTAAATACAAACGAAATGGGTGTATTATAACACATCGTATGTGCGTATATACTACATACCTACATACCATGTACCAATGTACACTAAAAAAAAAGATCTTGTGTTTTGGATTTGGATTAGGTTTAGAACCCGGCGTCGTAGTCGTCGGTCGTGCACACATCGGCCGCGGGGGCAGCGCGAATGGTGTGGATATGGTTGTCGATTTCCAGGGCGGCCAGGGTGCAGGCGTCGCCGCCCTGTGCCGCCGCCCGTTGTTGCATGGTTTCCTCGACAGATGGTCCGGCGCGGGTGGCCCGTTCGACGGATTCGACGCCCGCGAGTGCCTGGGTGTCCATGATGACCTGGAAGCTGCTGGTCCCGTAGCCCCCCTGCTGACCGCACATGATGGCGGCCGAGACGCCGGTCATCGGGTCGAACTCGCCGTGCCGGGCGGCGTCGAGGAAGACTTCCGTGTGCATCTCAAACGTCGCTTTGGCAATCGGACCGACGTTGTCGCTCAACAGTCCTGAGCGGAAGATGGATACCATGTCCTGGTTGCACGTCATGCGGTCGGCCAAGAGACTGGTATGGTGATAATTGATGCTGACCCCGCTGAATTCCATCACTTCGAGCAGTTCGTGGTGAATGATCTGGCGGGCGGCCTCGATGCCGAGCACATCAAACACCTCTTTGATGTCGTTGCTGTAAGTGCGCGTGGCGTCGACGTAATCGAGGGCCAGGGTGTCGAGGAGGTTGCTGCCGGTCGTGTCCAGGACCCACGACTCCTTCTTGACGTACTTGCCGTCGTCCTTGACCACCGTGTTCTGCAGAGTACGCGCCTGGACATTCGTGACCCCGGCCACTCCGCGCAACACAATGTTTTGCAACAGACTGTCCTGAAAGTTTTTCAACAGGTAGATTTCGTCGGACTGGTCCAGGGGACTCGGCTGCATCGTTCCTGCCCCTTCGTCCTCCTCGCCCCCCTTTCCTTTCCCCTTTCCCCGTGCTCCGCCGCCTGCGCCGGCGCCCTTTTTCTTGCCAAACGTCGCGGACGTCGTTCGAATCCGGCACACCAATTGATCGCTATTGTAATCGGAAAAGACACACTCCAAGTCGGCGCCGTACGCACTGTGCACGATGGCGTAGTGCAGGTCGTCCATCGTAATCTGCTTCTCCAATAACGTCTCCGCGTCGAATTCCAGGCGCAAAATCCACCGGGACCGCTCGGCCTTGGGGTCCATGGGCGACACCTCGGCCCCGCACTCCACCATCAGCTGCTCAAACGCAAAGAACTGGTCCATGAGCCGGCGGTCGCCTTCGATCTCTGAGGTCTCTTCGTGGGGATCGAAACAGACGCGGATCGAACGCACCACGTCGCCGAGACGCGTGTGGGTCATCTGGGCAAGATACTTTTCCGCCTTGCTCTGATCGTGCTCCTCCGCCGGTTTCATAAACACCGTCATCGACGGATTCTTCGGATTCTTGGTTAAACGCAAAATCTCCTCAATGCGCGGCACACCACGCGTCACGTTTGTTTTAGAAGAGTTTCCGATGTTGTGGAATGTGTTTAGCGTCAGTTGAGTACACGGCTCGCCCACGCTCTGGGCACAGACCACGCCGACCATTTCTCCCGGATGCACGACGGCTTCTTTGAACCGCAGGAGAATCGTCTCCAGCAGCATGACGAGGCCCTGGCGGTGGAAACGCTTGTGCACCAGGAGTTCGCGCGGCGACAGGTAGTAGCGATACATGATGTCGAAGAGGGGGGTGGTGCGCACGCAGGGGATGCGGTTGAGGCGCGCGTGGTAGTCTTCGACGAGCTCAAACGCTTCGAGGGGCGTGATGTCGACGGCCGAGGTGCCCCCGAGGCCCAGCTGGCCGTGGATATTGGCAATGATGTATTGGAACGCCACCGGCATGCGCACCCCGTTCTCGTTGCGGTAACGGTAGTACTGGGTGACCAGGTCGTCGCGCGTCTTCAGCATCTGCTCGATGTAGGCGTGGGCCTTGGCCTGGCACGCGGCGTGCTGCTTGCGCATCCGGGTCAGCGTGGGCTTCGTGAAGACGCGCAAGGCCTCGGTGGCCTCTTTCGAGGGGTCGGGCAGGTCGTAGTGCAGGTAAATGTCCTCGACGGTCATGCCGACGAGGGGCAGCACCTGGTTCTCGACCTTTGTGGAATCGAAGCCGTCGTCGCCGTATGCAAACTGGATGATCTTGCCCATGTTATTGCGCACCGTCATGTCGTACCGGACCTGCAAATCCTCCATGCCCTTGACCAGGCGCCGCTGGATATATCCAGTAGAACTCGTATCTCTCACCCCCATGCCATTGGCCAAGCAGAAGTTGAGTGTCGACGGCACGGTCACGTCGTACAGCTTGGGATGTCCTTCGGCGCCAATCACTTCGATGGATACAATCGGGTCCGATACCACGTCCTGGTGCCTACGAAGGTTTGCTGCACGAACGGCCTTGGGGCCAAACGTCAGCCCAAACGTCTCCCTCACAAGACTTGTATAGGAAAATGCCAAGCCGTTGGTGGAAGTGGCGGTGCCGGTGGTCGCGTAGCGGGCGTAAATACCCGTGCGTGCCAGCAAGAGGTTCATGGTGTCCAGCCACTCCTGAGAATTGTTGTATAGGAAAATGTCGTCGGCATCGTCGTCGGTGGTAACTGCGTTCATCTTCAGGTAGGGGGTGAGAGCCTCGACCACGTCCTCGATCGGTGCGATCAAGAGTTCCAACGACACCTGAGTCGCGTCAATCAGGAGGCGATCCGTGTAATGGTGAGGATAGGGCGTATTTAGCCGCATTGTGACCGGAACGCAATCGCCCACCACCACTTCTGGCGAATTTTTCTTGAGAAAGGCCTTCTTCTCCGAGTCCCAGATCAACAAACTCTCGCTTTCGGCCACCGTCACCGTCCGACCACTGCGGGTGGTGACTTTGTAGAGTCGGTCACTGGGGTCGTGCCGGGTCACGGCGGTCAGCTCGCCCCAGGACACGTTTCCGTAGTCGTCTACCGTGGGAATATACACACTTTGTTCGGGCAAATTCAGGAGCTCCATGTTTTTCTTTTCGGGATTGTTGTCGTATTTCTGGATGTGGGTGGGGTGGTTTGCCAGTTGCCGGTCAATCCAGGCGCCAATTTCGGTGTAGAGGGGCTTGCCGTGTTCCAATACGATCACTTTGGTGTCGTAGGTCACGGACTTCACCGCCGTATCAATCAGCCCGATACGTCCGGCCATGGCGTGGAAGAAGAGTTCGGGGGCGGTGAGTCCGGTAATATAGGAGTTTTCGATGAAACCGCGGGCCGTGGGCGAGTCGTCGTATTTGCTGTAGTGCGGGAGGGTGCGGTGGTCGAACCCGTAGCTGATGCGTTTGCCTTCGACGGCCTGTTGTCCGAGGCACGAAATCATCTGCGCAATGTTGATCGGGCTGCCCTTGGAGCCGGAAGTGACGATGAGGACGAAGCGGTTGTTCGGGTCGAGGTTGTTGCGCGAGGCGCTGCCCGATTTTTCAGAGGCGCGGCCCAGGATGCCGTTGAGGCGCGACTCGAATTCTTCCTTGTTGGACCGGGCCGTCGTGTTTTGAAAGGTGCCCAGGTGGAGACTGTCGAGAATGGTCTGGGCTTCTTGTTTGTGGGAGGTCAGGATGTTTTGGATTTCGGTCTTGGTTTGCTGGTTGGCGATGAGGTCGCTGATGCCGACGCTGAAGGAGCTGGTTTTCATGTACTCGGTGACAATGTTCTGCAGGGCGTCGTTGTAGTCGGCGCAGGCCACGGGGCCAAAGTCGTTGCAGATGCGGTGGAGGATGCCCTTGGTCGCCGCTTCGAGGGCCGATTTTTCCAGTTGGCCGCGGACGTACTTGCCGGCGACGATTTCGATCATATTGTTGGAGTTGGCGGGGTCTTCCTGGTCCTTGTAGAGGCTGTTGCGGAACTTGAGGGTGATTGCCGGCGTGATTTGCGACAAGACGTCGAAATTGGAGATCTGCTTGTTCTTGCCCGTCGCCGCGCGGCGGAGGGCGTCGACGTCGACGTGCGGGTACGACATCAGGAGGTTCATGGCCTCGCGGGGGGTCATGGTGATG